GTTTTCTTTTCCCATGTCGCAGACGCAGACACGGAATACGAAGCAGAAACATAGCGGGTATTATCTATATCAAATAATTCGACAATGTAAGTTCCGGTTACATTTGACTTCACCCAAAACGACAAAGTCAACTGCTCTGCGGCAGACGTGCCTTTCTTGATCTGCTGCAAATCTTGACCTTCAAGACGTTGCGTTACGCCAACGCGATAACCAGAAGCAGGAGCAGCATCAGCAGTCGTACACAGCATCTTCAACGATTTACGGAAACCCAGACCAGTCGGGGCATCATTCTCAACGCTCTGAGTCCAAGCCCCAAGTGCAATAACGTCAGAGGCCCATCTATCCGCAGTAGTGTAGCCAGTTGACGTGATCCCAGCAGAAGACGTACTTCTCTGCGCTACCTGCATCGCGCCGTTATACAACAGGTTCCTACGACCCGCATACGGAGTCATATACTCCCCACCAATAGTCACAGCGGAAGCAGCAACGTCCCCAGTCAAATCGCCCGTGACATTTCCAGTCAAGTTACCTGTGACTGAGGCAGCAGAGCCAGAGAACGACAACAAAGCCGGGTCAGAAATAACAACCCACGCAGAATTATCATAAATCAACGTGCGGTTGGTATCGGTCTCATAGATAACCTGACCGTTATAAGGGTTATCGGGGCGGTCTGTTGAAAGACATACCCCTGTTTTAAGAGAACCTGAAGAAGTAGAAGAAACAGCCATCATTCACCTCCCGGCGGATCAGGGAACTCTGCGGTCGGACCAGCAGTCCACGTTGACGGGAAGTCCCGCAACTGTTGACGGTACGCCGCCCACGCCTGCTTATCGGTAGGAGCATCCGAAGTCATCGCCCAATCAGACTCCGCTAACAAGCGGTTGCGGTGATTCCGCATGATTGCTTCGTGATCGCTGTTCTGAGGGTCGGGGCCGAATACACATGAAACAATCATCAGGCCACCTCGTAACCGAACGTAATGTAGATTTCTTCATTGGTTGTCCAAGTAAACGGGACAGTCGGAGCAACCGAAAACGCACTATTATCAACAGCATAAACACCGACTTTATTCAAGGCGACATAAACCACGATGCCACGGTAGATCGATACACCAGTATCAACCATCAAAGACGCACCTATTGCTGGGAAACCACCAATCGGGTTTACCGCAGCAACTGGCAATGACCAACGCCATTCATTCGTTCCGCTAAACGACGATGTAGAACCAAGTGTCATTTTAATCTCGCCCACGCACCAGTTATTAATGACCGCGTACTTGCCGGTCAACGTGCCGTTGCCGATTGTCGGTGTGCCACCGGTAGCGGTCCATGTTGGCGTGTACGTCTGAACGTCGCCGATTGCTGTTCCGCCGATCCGTAGGTCACCTGAGGCGTTGATATCGCCGGTCACATCCAACGCATACGACGGAGAAGTATCATTGATACCAACACGACTATTAGTCGTATCAATGCTTAACACCTGATTATCGGCAACAACAAGCCACGCAGCATTGTCATACACAAGAGTACGATTAGTGTCAGTCTCGTAGATTACCTGACCTTCGTAGGGGTTCGCGGGGCGCGTTGAACTAGTGCACACCCCGGGCCTAATCCCAAGACGCCCCAACGCGGCATCAATAGCCATCAGACTTCCTTCACCCAGCCAACACCAGTGATATTCACACCGGACCTATCTGATATAGCCTGAACAGTCTCCGTAGCAGTTAATACCAACGCAGTATCGAACACCACCGTGTCATTACCCGCCACCGGCAACTGATAGAAAATAGCGTTACTTGCGGTAGAAACGTCCCCAACAGACACGGTAACCCACGCATCCACACCATTCGTGTTCGTGAAGATGAACTGCTTAGTTACCCAGACACGGCTAGCGGGGACGGTGCCGACAGTACCGGCAGATGCTGCTGTTGCTATCTCTGAGGGGCCGAAGACCCTAGTCTCTGTGCGATCTCCTGTTGCCATTACGGTCCAATCTCCATCAAAAGAATCGCAGCATCCGTGCTGCTACTTGTAATTGTAGACGATCCTCCACCGCCACCAGCGCCGCCTACTTCAACCCACGTGGAATCGTAGTAGACAAGAAGGCGTCCTGTGTCGGACTCAAACCATAGGTCTCCTTCTACCGGACTAGCCGGGGCCGTGTCAGAGACGGTGACTGTTGCTCCGCCGCCAGCAACCTCCTGCCACGTACCGCTGGACTTGAAATAGAAGACATCGTTAGTGGTATCAATGGCTATGGCACCGTCAGCGATGCTTGACGTAGGGGTGCCGCTGGATGTCAGCGTGATGACGCCAGCAGCGGCCTCAAAGGCATCGTCGGTCTTGAGAAGATCAGCGGCGTGGCGGTACAGGTTGACATCGCCAGCAGAAGCCCCGCCACCCCAGACAAGTCGGCCACCCGCCTCAAACTTGATGCGGTCAGCGGCCTCGCCGTCCACCGATACGGCCAATGCGTCGGACGCTGCCGACGTGATGTTCCGTATAACAATTGGGGTAGTGAACTTCTGAGCCACGACTCAGTCCCTTCCGTGGGGGCCGCAACCCCCTTATGTCAGCCCGTTACGACGATGCGGTAATCACCAGAGGTGATGCTGGCACCGTTAATGGTGACAGTAGCAGCACTAGTGGAGGTGCGGACGGAGTCAGCGATCACCGTCGCGCCCGTGGACACCTCAAAGACCTGAACGAGGATGTCCTTGGTACCGAAGTTGTGGGTCACCGTAGTGATGCTGGTCGAACCCGAAGAGGCGGCACAGTCCTGAGCGGCAACGCGGGCCAGCGTCGGAGTGCTCGTCGTCCCAGAGGTGGTATCAGCGAGGTTGTTACGGGCGTCAGCAGCGGTGCTGGCACCGGTACCACCGTGGGTGACCGGAAGATCATTGGTAACCGCCGCACCCTGCGAGAGGTCAAGAGCGCCCCACGTCGGGGTAGTTCCCGCCCCGTCAGAGATAAGCACCTCATACTGGGTGGCCGACGACTTGACGGCGACGTTGTCAGAACCGTCAATGTAGGTCGTAGATCCATCGACGTTGACATCAATCTGGTTCGACTGGGTGCCGGACTTGGAGAGACCGTCACCAGCAATGATCTGGCCAGCACCAGAGAACTTGGCGAAGGCTAGATCAGTAGTGCCAAGAGTGATGGCGTCATTGGTGGAGAGCACCCATCCGCTGTCACCGTTGGCGTCACCCTCAGCAACGAAGGTGAAGAGGCCAGCGGTAACTTCGGCGCTGGAGTCGGCATCGGAGGAACGAGACCACGCGCCACTGGTGGAGACAACGTAAATACCGTTCTCAGAAGCGTCAGTCTGATCCTTGACGAGGATACGGTCCCCATCGCTCAGGGTGACACCGTCAACGGTGGTCGTGGTGTTGCTCAGCGAGATATCGGAGCCGGTGGTGGCAACTCGCACCGACTGCTTAACATCAAGACCGGAGCGGGCCGCATCGACGTACGCCTTGTTAGCAGCGTCGGTGTCAGCGGTGGGGGCGACAAGGCCAGTGACCTTGTTAGCGGTGATGTCGTTGGCAGCGAAGTCACCAGACGCATCACGGAAGACAATCGTGGAACCGGTGTTGCTAGAGGTAGCGGCATCCAACTTGGTCTTATCAGCCGCCGACATAACACCGGGATCAGTGGAGGTCGCCGCATTGGGAGTGATACTGACCGAACCGTTAGACTCGCTAACGCTAAGAGCAGCAGAGTTGCCCCCCGCCGAGGCAACGGCATGAACAACCTTGCGCCAGCCCGTGCCGTCATACCACTTGATGACATTTTCGGTGGTGTTGTAGACAACGCGACCAACGAAGTTGCCAGTGTTGGGGTCGGAAGCGAGGCTTTCAAAACGACCATTAACGATCTGATTCTGAACCAGATCAAGATTTGTAACGAACTTCGTTGCCATAAAAAGTCCTTAGGTTAGATAGGCAATGCCCGAGAACGGCTGAGTGAAGTCTACACGAATTGAAGTCTCGCTGAGGTAAGTTACCTCTCCTATAACCTGTGTTTTTCCGCTGTCCACAACAGTAACAGACGGGTACCCGCCTAAGTTGTGAGTAATGCTCCAAGATGAAGATGGGGACGCTTGGGTATAGATAGAACGTCGGGTTTCTGTGCTGAACGCGCCAAAGGGGTCTGCGGGCCAACCAGCGTCAGTCTTTGGCCCGTACAGCGCGTTAGCGTCGTCAACGTCAACGTAGTAGTCACCTACAGAGCCGACATCATTAGTGGGGACGCCGCTGCCCTGAATGAAGATTGATCCACGAGGACCTTGCGCCCCGGGGCTGGTGACCTCTACAACATTCTGCTCTGGATACGCTTCTACTATGTTGATGGATTCGTAGACCTCAACGTAGTTGCTCATCGGAACACCTTCGGCCTAACTACGAATAACCCCATAAGCACACGCTCCACGATGCCCCCAGATGAGGTCAACTCAAGCGTGTAGGTGTAATGACCTTCGTCAAGATCTGCCGTATCTTCGTCGGCAATAAGCAGGTCAATAGTGCCAGCCGCATCCCCGAGGGTAATGCGGCCATTGGAAGTAGAGAGGGTCAGCGCTACAGGGGCGGCTGTGGTCCTCTCACGGATGACCATCTCGGCGGTGTAGCCGGTGAGGTCGATCAACGACCCAGTGGAATCCTTCCACTTGACCGTCTGTGAGAACGTGGCTCCCTGATCGGCAGTAAACCCATAAGTTCCTGCTAATGAAGTCATCCTACGTCTCCTCTACGAACTGGAAAGGGCGGGGGCGTGTGCCCCCGCCCTTCTAGCCAGTACTTACTTGGCGGGGTTATCAGGCGATGGCCCCACCGAGGGTGTTGAGGATGACGCGGGACTCGTGCGTGATCATGCCGAAGCCCCAGATGGCGTACCACGCCAACCCGTGCTCACGACCGAAGTCGATCACACCACCGTCTCGCAACTCAACCGGGAGCGAGATGGCGTGGCCGAAGGCGTTGTCACCGATCATGATGGCGGCGTACGACTCGTCAGCGACATCGCCGTCACCAGCGTCCGGCAGGCCAGCGGCGATGGCGCTGGTGTCCAGACCCTTGGCAACCTGCGTGGTCTCAATGAAGACAACGTCGTAGATACGCCCGATCTCACCGAGCATGAAGTTGCCGGGGGCGGCGTACTTCGTGACCTCGATGAACTCCGGCCAGTCACGGAGCGCACGGCTCTGCGACGGGTGAACGAAGCACACGTAGGTGTCGCCCAGACGCGGGATGTTCTGGCCAGCGAGGACCTCAACGGCATCCTTGACGGTCGCCGGGGACATGTAGCCCGGGGCCGACGCGGTACCAACGGTGCCCGGGTCGTACGGCGAGATTGCGCCACGGGTCGTAGCCGTGGTGCGTCCGAAGACGGCGTTGGGGGCAACGGCGGACCCACCACCGAACGGGATAGCGTTCTGGTAGAGGGTGTTGCGGGCCTGCGTGTCCATGGACTGAGCCATGTGACGACCGAGGAGGCGCGAGGCCGAGGCCATCACGTCATCGAACGAGGCGTTGAGGAGGAGTTCGGTGACGGCGACAGCCTTACCGTGCTCCTTGACGGTGATCTGGATCTGCGAGGCCGAGAGGGCGACCGGCTCCATACGAACACCCTCAGTCAACTCCGACCCAGTCTGGTCGACGCTGAGGTTGTTGTAACGCATGAAGTTGATCGTCAGACCGGGCTGAACGCCCAACTCCGTCTTCTTGACGGCGAACTGCTCAAAGCGAAGCACCGGCATCGCTTGGAACAGGATCTCCTTCGACCAGATCTGCTGAATGGCGGGGGAGAGAGTAGCGTCCGACGAATAGCCGGTCGTGGTGACCGCCGAAAGGTCGGCACCGGTAATCGCTCCACCCTGAGGTGCGGGAAGGGCCATGGTATTTATCCTCCGTAGGATACGTTGTTACTAATATGGGTTAGCGACCTCTAAACGAGGCTTGTGCCAAGAGCCGGTCCCTGATCTGTGCATACTGATCCATCGACATGTTGGCAATGTCTGCCGAGGTCAATGTCTGCTGCTCCGTCATATTCTCCAATGGCCCAATTGGGGTTGATCCCGTCGCCGGGACTCCCCTCAGACGCTGCTGCTGTTGCGGCATAGCCTGTTGGATGTTCTCCACAATAGCAGATGTACGAGCAACAACTGCCGAAATTGCGCTTTCAATTTCATCTTCTGAATTTCCCTTAATGAAGTCCAGAAGTTCCGGCATAATGCTGTCTTGCTCTTCTGCAATGCGGCGTGACTTGTACGACTCAAGTTCTTGGTAGCGACGCTCCTGCTCAAGGACCGCTTTCTGAGCCTCAGACTCCTGCTGGAGTGCGTTGAACTTCTCTTCCCACTCCATTTGCGCTGTGTTAATGCGCTGCTGGAACTCGTCTTCCTTCTTAGAAAGAAGTTCCTTGGCAGACATTTCCTCCTCTTCACGGAGGCGGCGCTCTTCTGCTTCCTTAGCAGCGAGTTCTTCAGCGAGTCGCTTTTGCTCCTCACGTTCGTGATTGAAGATCTCAACTTGATCTTGCAACTTAGAGATCTTGTCGTACAACTTGTCCTTTTCCTGACGACGGATCGCTTCCACTTCGTCCTCGGAGAACATCCGAGCGTTCTTGCTTCGCTGCGTCTCCTGAACAGGGGCGGGGGCCTCTTGCTCAACAGGAGCCGTCACAGGGTTATCAATGGTGACAGAGTCACCGGTTTCATTAACTGCCATTGTTAATACCTCACGTTGTCGTGCTGATGTGTCTGAAATAGATTCCCGTTAGTCAGTCCGTGTCAGGC